CCCACATTAAGACAACAGACATCATATACTTTATAAACCCTATATTACAGTGTCCAGACAACCCTTTCAACATGCTTGCAAAACACTCCATTGTTTCTGCTGCAGACCATTTTGTACAATCTCCATTCACAAAATAAACTCTATCTGTAGAACCTTTTCGTGAAAGCGCTGCATTAATAAAATCTTGCATAACAAGTAATTTTTTATCTCCAGGGACTGAAATCATCTCATTAGGCAATTGTTTACAGATCTCTTCAAACATATTTTCTAATACTCGAGCGCATGCTTTACTCCCCACATTTATAACATAAAATTCTCGTTTTGCACCATACTGTGCCTTGATACAAATATCAGCAAGAGTTTTACTTCTATTTTTGTTAACATTCCATTCTGCCATGTCAAAAACTGTTGTTATGTAATTGTTTTGTTCAAGAACATCTAATATGCAATCATGAACCTTAGACCGATTTTTGTTAGGTAGAGAGCTCTCTTTCGAAATTTTAGTCCTTAGCATTTTCAATGGTCTCAATTTTGTTTCAATATTGTTGTACTTTGCATATTCTTGAATATAAAGACTAGGCATTTTTGTCTTTTTTACCTTTTTCTTTTTTTTCTTTTCCTCTGAAACATCTACCAATTCTCTTTCATATTCTGGAATAGCAGCTTTAGTTGACGTGATATTGCTTATAGGTTCATTAAAATGTTTCTTAAAAACTTCGTCCCAGTTCATTCCTTTCAAACTATTCATTGTTCTCTGCACAGAAACATCGAGTATTTCACTATTATGACCAATATTTGACTTTTTGTCCAACAACATCTCTTTAATCAATTCAAAGTTTCCAACACCACATTTTCTGTCCGAATTCATCTCTTCATACTTTTGCTGGTATTCTAGAATTGTGTTTATAGCCTTCACATTTTCATGATGTATACTTGATGGTTCTTTCAGTGTGTGTACATAAATGAACATATCATCCAATAAATCTTGCAGATCATGTATAATCAAACTTGTCCATATAGATGGGATATCGAATCGTCCACCAATACTGTCTTCAGATCTTTTTCCGTTATAAAAAACTGGTTGCTTAAAATATATATTTCTGATGTCAGATTCGACAAAATCTGTTGCCTGTTTCTTTAAATTGTGCATTCTATTGGCAATCCACACTTCCATTGAAGTATTATAAGGTGGACTAAATTTATCTACTATCAATCGCTCAATCTCACTAAACTCTGAAAAGGATGCCATTATAGCATATCTCATGTCTGCTAACATTTCAGCAATTCTTTGGTTTGTAGTCAGACCTATCAG